ATTCCTTTTGGAGTGGCGCAACAAAACCCGTTGACCTAACTTTTGAATGGACAATCTATACCCCTACTGCAAACAGTTACGGCTCATTTTGGCAGGAATTAGTGTTATTCAGCAGTATTTTAAACACTTCTAATTGTGTACCGCAAACCGGAAGTGAAATTAATTATGGTGATTTATCTTTAGGTGGCTATGAGGAGGGTGGGCGAAAATCTGATGGTTCAGCTATGAACTGGATAATAGGCAGTGGCAATAATCAAGAACCTATTTATTATGCAGGTGAGCGTTTACCGTGGCTTGCAAGAATGATAATCGGGAATGGTTGGAGTGCGCAGGGTTGGCACCATATAGCAAATGAAGTTTCGTTTTATGACTGGAACAACAAGCTATGTGTAGATTTTGTTTTGTACGTTGATGGTGAACAAATCAAAACATGGCACCAAGAGTATACAAATACATCAACTTTTACATTCACGGGTGAGTGGTTTACCTTTATGACTCAATCATCCGGCTTGCAATGGTATATGTCCGAAATGTGCATCACAAAAGGCAGAAAATACAACGGCACTTTTGAACTACCTAGCAATTTTTATAAAAAATATCTTACTCTAGCAACGGATGTATTACCGGAACCGAACCCCGACCCGAATTTTACCGAACTTGCTATAGTCAACGCGCAGGGGACAGACGCGCCCGTGATGGCAATCAAGATTGATTGCGAAAGTTTGTCAAAACCTATCTGTTTTGCTCAGAGTTATCACGATTTTGTGGCAAGAGACGATCAAGGCGAACTGCAAGAATTTCAATCATCGGGTATTCAAATTAATCTGCCGGAGCGTACTAATCAATCGGGAAGCGCACTGTCTTTTGGAGTAGGTTCTATAAGCGGTGAAGTTATGGAATTGTGCAATACTGTTATGTCCGGTGCTGTTCCATGCTATCTCACATTGTTGGAGTATTTACCGTTCGATACATCTAGAGAGTATGACGGAAGTACCGCAGTTTCACCGATTTATACATTAAAGCTGTTTGTCACAAGTTGCCAGATTACAACCAAAGGCGCAACGATAACGGCAGGGTGGCACGACACTTTAAATGCGAAGTTTCCATACAAGAGGTACACAGCTAAACAGTTCAAGGGGTTGCGTTATGTCTGTTAATATCGAAAAGTACCTACACAATATTCATACCCCTAACGGCAGAATTTACCCACATTTGGATTGTTGGGGTTTAGTCTGCTATGTGTATCAGAATGAGTTAAACATCCAGTTAGATTTATGTACTGACTGCCAAAAAGATACAATGACAAACGGGTACGAAAAAATAAAGGGGTTGTTTAGTGAGGTTAAAACACCGCGAGATTTTGATGTAATCTGCTATTTTAAGCATTCTGTTTTAGTTCATGTAGGGTTATACATTTACGGTCATATATTGCACACAGATAGCAAAAAAGGAAGCTGTTTTGAGCCTTTTAATTCAAATCCTTGCATAAGAATTTTTAGACACGAAAAAATGAGGTTGTTCTATGAGAGTTAAAATATATAACTGTATTGATTTAAACAATCCGCTGAGAGATTTTGAAGTTGAACAAACTAACCTTACCGTTTTAGAACTGCTAGAACACTCATTACAGAGATTAAATTTACAGAATCTAAAAGACAATGTCACTGTCTTTTCAGACGGGCAGGAAGTACCGTGTGATATATGGTCAGTGTTTAAATTGAGTAAAACAAAGTGTTTAAAGTTTGTGATCAAACCGCAGGATTTTTTCAGTATTGCAATGATTATCATCGCGTTAGCCGTTGCAGTTTACACAATGGTTATGCTGAAAAAATTGAAAACAAACGACAAAAAGCAAGAAAGCGGTTCAAGCATTTATGATCCAAACGCGCAGGGAAACAAAGCGAAGCTAGAAGATCCGATACCGGAGCAGTTTGGTTTGGTTAAGGCTTTTCCCGATTACATCTCAGACAAACATTATTTTTACAAGGATAATGTACGCTATCTGTCTATGTTACTCTGTCAAGGGGTTGGTTATTATGACTGGTCATTGAATACGATGTACATCGGAAGTACCCCGATTTCGTCGTATGTCGGAAGTGATATTGATGTTTTGGTAGCAGATCCGAATACTGACATTTCAAGCCATGACGCGCATAGATGTTGGTTTAATTCGACCGAGGTAACATCAAGTGGAAAGGAAGTTCCGGCTACAGACAGCAACAGCAGAAAGCGAGGGGAGTTAATATCTGAAACATTTACATTAAACGGCTTAAATTTAACTATGTCTAGTGGTCATGAGTTAGTCTCCGGTGATATTATCAGACTGTACAATTTAAGCGGTCAAGACAGAGCCATAAACGTATCTGCCGTTGAGACTATCCAAAATTCAATTCGTTGCTATGTTTCAAACTATCCGCAGAATTTAGAAAAGGCTATTGGATGGAGATGTACGTTATCAATTACTCAAACTAGCGGATCTTCAACCATTCAGAATACTTATAATGTATCATTCCAAAATTACGGAACATCAACAGATAAAGGAAAATTCATTGATGTATCGTTGACAGCCATCTCACTTATTGACGGTTATACCGTTACTGCCGTTTTGACGTTCAAGAACTTTGTATTTAACGATGCAGATTTAGACAGCACTCACGTTTTAGATAACGGCTATTATGAAATTCAAGCTGTAAACGGTAGCACATTCACAGTTTTAGCCGTAGACAAAAACGGTATATCTTATTCTAACACGGTTGGTTGGGGTGGATTCAGTCACAATAGAACGTCGGGAGGATTGCTAGAACTCGTTGATACAAGCAGATCTACAAGCAACGCTAAATCAAATATAGCAGGGTATTACAGAGCATGTCCGATAGGCGCAACAAGCCGTTATTATGAGATTGATTTCAGTTTTCCTAGTGGTTTGTACTCTATGAACGATAAAGGCAATTATGAGAGCCGGACAGCTACTATTCTGCTCGAATGGCGCATTGCCGGATCTGCCGATACCCCACAATCTATGACAAAAGTCTATACACGCAGTTCACCGGACGCGTTCGGAGAGACTATTACTATTGATGTTGGTAACAGCGATAATGCGTATGAGTTCCGTGTTACTAATCTGTCTGATTACACTACTAGCAGTCAAGTTATGCAAACTTTTATGTGGAACGGCTTAAAATGCTTAATATCAGAGGATAGTTATTATCCGGATGTAACAGTAATTGCTATCACAGTTAGGGGTTCAGAGTCGTTAGCTGAACTGTCAGACAATCAAATTTCAACCTTATGGACTCGTAAATTAGGAAGTCTCAAAGACTTTAAGACAACAGTCTATGAAGAGCAAAAGGTTACGGGTATAGACAGCTTCACCTATGACTATAACGACCTTTACGATACCATAGTCAATAACCGTTATTATCCTAAAGACTGGGATAACGAACCGGACGATGGATTCTACATTTCAGATCACATGAAAAAACACGGTTCCGAGGGGTATCACCGCAGGACAGTTATTTTTGAAAATTGGACTACCAAACCTAATTATAATTGGGCGATGATTCCATGTTCTGTATGGTTCACAAACGACAGATTCAAAGCAAGACGTGATCAAACCTTAATCGAATTTTACTCATACATCAATTATACGGGTACATATTTTAACAGCCTAAATAAGACTGACGCTGAAATTATGGAAGATCCTACATACATAACATCAATCGCTAGTATCAGCACGTTCAATCTTAGATTTTGTTTTGAGGATGATTCGTATTATGAGCGTGATACAAACGGACGTATAAGTATGGGTATTCATTTAGGTTTTTGTGGGCACTGGAAAGGTAAACCGCTACAAACCGGAGGTGAAAGCAATACTTATATCCTTATGGCTTTATTTGCGCCCGCAATTCTCGATGGTTCTAATTACACAAAGGATAGAACTTTAGGTGAGGGTGCGTTAGTTGGTACTTATTTATTCCCAGTGTGGCGCATGAATGAGGATGGAAGCTGTACAGCTAAAATCGACCATACAAGAGGGTACATCAAAGTTTGGTTGAATGACTTTTTGATTTTTAATTTCACCGCAGATTTAAACCCGTGGATTTCGTCAATTTGGGGTCAGTATATTTCATGGCAACAACACGG